TGTGCTTCAGTATATAGTTTTCTTAATTCAACTTTAATGTGGTCTTTATCTAAATCAGTTTCGACCGCGTCAACATAGGTATCTAATAAGACTCCAGTATCTTCAAGCGAAACTTTATCATCTTCTACACTGTCACCTAAGTATTCTTCAAAGGTTTCAGCGATCTTAAGTTCATATGTTTCAATGCTTTGTAATTTATCAACAAAACGATCGAACATATAGAGATCAGTTTTGTTTACAACGATAAGTTTAATAAATTTATGTTCAAATTCAGACACATCAACTGTATTATAATCAGTCTTACTATCATCGTAAATAACCTTCTTAAACATTGTAATTGGATTACGTACTGGAATTACTTCACGAGTTTCAGTATCTAAAATGTGAAAGTACTTAGGATCATCACAATCAGACCAAGTAAACTCCATCTGATTACCTAGATAATGAACATTTCCTTGACTCGATTTGGTGTGGAAATGACCAGTTAATACACTTTCAAATCTAGAAAATATATCAGCGTTCATACCATGAGGATTAGTTATACCAGCCATAAGCTCAAATCCTTTCAACTCAAGATGAGCTCCAAGAATAGACGCTTTGCACGTCATAGCCCATTTAGTATATTCTTCATAGTTTGCGCTATTAATCCATGGTAATACACCAACCTTTAAACCATCATAGTCTAAAACAGTTGGTTTCATTATAATATTAACGTTAGATGTAAAGTAACCAAGAAGTTCTTTAAGCGAACATAGTTCGTTTGTATTCTTGAAGTACACGTCGTGATTACCAGGAATAATGTCCATGGTAATACCCATCTCGCGCATTGGTTCTAAGAAGTGTTTGCGATTAGCGTTAAGAGCTTTGAAATTAACAAACTTTCTATGTTCGTAGTAATCACCTAGATGTAAGATATTTGTAATTCCATGCTCTTTCAAGTATGGAAAAAAGATCTCAGTATAAAATCGTTCTTGATAGTTTAAAAATATATCAGACGAGTTTCGAACTCCGCAGTGGGTGTCGTTTAGGATAGCAATTTTCATAATTATACCATAAACAATTCTAGTTTTTCTTTCTCTTTTTCGATCTTAGCAAACTCTTTAATTTTTTCATCTTTAGTTCTAATCTGATCGATTCGTTGTCTTAAGGTATCTACATATTCTAATGTTTGAGCAGCTCCATTATCATCCATACCCATAGCTGCAAAATCTTCGATGCCCATTCTTTCAATGTATCTAAACTTGATTTCTTGCTGCTTCTTTTCTTTAGTGATACGTCTTATAAATGCAAAGAAGCAAATCTGAGTAAAGTACGAGAATGCGTTTGGATTACCAGTTCGAGTAGCTGTTTCAATCTTATAGTTATTAATAGCTCTTAGACAGTTTTCAACACCATCCATTACCATCTCTTCTCTATAAGTGTACCGAACAAAGTTCGGTCTGTGAGACAGTCCTTCAGATATTTTCATGAAACAAGCTGCAACGTAATTTGGAACCTTAGGGATTTGAGTATCATTAGATTTAGCTTCTATTACGGTCTTAACGTACTCAACTACTGCTAGTGAGAATTCCTTGTTATTCACATAGTGTGGCTTAGCTTTTGGTTTGATTTTAGTGGTCATTTATATCTCCTAATAATGTAATATTATATCATAGTCTGGGTCAAATGTAAACAATTATTTTATTTTATTTATTTTCACCTAATTGTGAAATAAACGTTTACAAATGGTGAAAAGTATGATATAATATAGATGTTACCGGGGAGGTTAGGGGTATACAACAATTAATGTATGGTTGGTTCAATGGTTTCTTCATCTTTAACATCATCTTCAATCTTCTTTTCGCCTTCAAGTTCATATTCATTCTCATCACGGTCGATCTCATTCATAATCATATCCTGACATGAGTACTTGATGTAAGACTCCTTTGTTTCTTCTACTACTTCGGTATGATTGATCACGAACCTTTTCATAATTTTAAATACTTTCTTATCAGAGAAAGGAAACCAATCTCCAAAAGTAAACACGCCATCGGGTGTTACTTTTACGACCGCAGGTCGTTCTACGATAAAAGCATGCTCACTGGAACTTTGAACATAACAAATAAGGTCTTCGCTATTCGTTAGTTTAAAGTGTCTTACATCAATATTCTTAATAGATTCCATTTATATATTTATATCATGAATTTTATAGTCGAATTTCTCTTTACTATAAATCTTGATCCTCTCAGCAGCATGTAATAATGTATAGTTCTTTTTTGACTTCCAATGTAAATCGTCAGCAATATCGAATACCTTAGTATCTATACCATCAGCAGACTTCCTTAGTCCTCTACCGATACTTTGGAGAACTCTAATTTGAGACTTACTTGGTGAAGCAAAAATAATATTATGTAGACGCTTAATATTGATACCTGTAGAAAAAGTGCCCATACTAGCCACAATGATCGCGTTATCTTGTTTCTCTGTGATCGCTCGTATCTCTTCCCGCGTGTCCACATCGGTCTCACCTGAGACATAGAATAATCTCCTCGTATTTCTTGGAAGTTCATCAAACTTCTTCTTTAATAAATCGTGTAATGGTTTACCATGTTTATCTACAAACTGAAACAATATCAAAGAATTGCCTTCTTGGTCCATAGCTAAGTTTGCTATGAAGTTGTTCCTAGCTTCGTACTTTACGATAAAATCGATTTCGTCTTGATACTTCATTTTAGATACAAGCTTACAATACTCATCGCTATACTTTAACAACAATACAAATATATCTAACTGAGATAACGAGTTCTCTTCCATTAACTTCTTAGTTGTGGTAACCTTAAATACTGGACCAAACAAACCCTCGAGTACTAACTGATGAGTTTGCGATCCATCTAAAGTTCCTGTTGTACCAATCCTGTATTTAGCATTGACACATTTTTCTAATATCGATGTCAGTGACTTTGCTTTAAAGTTATGAGCTTCATCACCAATAACCATTCCAAAGTCTTGAAACCAATTAGAACTTTCTTTATAGATCGATTGCCATGTAGTAATAATAACTCTTTGCTTTATGTTATACTTCTCTTTACCAGAATATATCTTATGACAATTGTCGCCTACGTTCCATTCGTCAGTTGCTGAATAATCTCCAAAATCTGAATACATCTGTTCAACTAACGATGTCGTAGGTACAATCAGTAGTATGTTTCCTTGGTTCATCTCTAAGTGATATCGAATAGCCAGATATATGATCAAACTCTTTCCGGAAGCTGTAGGGCTTAAAAGCAATGACTTTTTCTTCTCCAGCGCCCTCGACAGTGCATCGAGCTGGTACGACCGGGGTGTTATACCTACTCCGTTCACAGAGAGTGACAGACTGTTCAGGAAGCTTTCTATGTCATGTAATTCTTCAGTATCGGGCCTTCCATACATAGAATTGTCTTCGCAAATGAGTTCATACCCTCTTGCTTGGGCAAATTCCTTGATATAAGTGAATAAACCAGCATATATCACCTTCTTTCTTAAGTCAAATAGGCGTATTTTGCCATCCCACATACGATTTTTGTATGCTGGCATGAATTTATACCCTGGAACAAAGAAACAGAAGTGCTCAGTCAATTCCATCTCTATCCCCGGTTCGGTCACAACATGGAGGAAGACTTCATTCTTCTTTTTAACTATAATTTTTTCCATTACATCCCGCTAGTAAATTTATTCCACTCGATTATGTTTTTAATATTCTGATGCCGCCACTTGACATTTTCCATTATTTCTTTCAATGTGTCTATCATTTCTTGTGTATAATGCATTTTAGCTTGGTGTTCTTGGATCAGTGGATCAGCATCATACCACTTGTCCATATCACCTTTTAATACTGTAAGTCCATTCAATGGATCATATGACCAACCCTTTGCGTCCATTTCAGCTTGGGTAAGTTTGCCATTGTAATGCATAAATTTGTCTCTCAATAATACTTTAAATTCAAGTTCTAATTTCTTGAATCTTAATTTATTAACTGAGTATAGTTCTAAGTACTTCGAATGAAGCTTTGCAGAATCTCGAGCAGACTTATCTAATTCGAGTTGATCAATTACTGAATCTTTCTTCCACATTTCAAGTATTGTTTCTAGGCTATTCATTATATCTCCATAGTATAAAATTATTTATATGTATACAGAAGGTACCCCAGAAGAGGGATTTTCTGTATACTTAATTTACTTCGAAGTACGTATATTTAAATGTTACGTCAGCTTGTAAATATTCAATATCAGTTTGTTGCGTTGAAAATTCAACAGCAGCTAAACTAGTTGGGAAGCAATCTCTAAACGTTACTTCCTTTGTTACGTTATTATGACTACTCAATATAGAAAGAGTAGCATCTGATTTAAATGACTCTCCCTTTTGAATTATATTATGCATCCAATTAAACATTTCGATATAGTTTTCCATATCTTCTGTTATATTAAATCGAATTGATAGATCCCCAAAAGAAATTCGATCACCAGTCATTCCCATATTCGATGTCTTATATGGCGTAGGCACTTCTGATAGAGATAAATCTGGAAGCGTTACTGATGTACAAAAATATTCCACGTTAGAATACTGAGTAGAATCGATTTTAAATTGAAACCCCACTGGGCTTAAAAAGTTTTTATTTGATGTAGTCATATATCTATTTATACTCTTTAAATGTTAGAATGTGCCATCCTTGGCCGGCTTACTCCTAAAACTTTACTTATTTAGCTTCGGTCTCTTCAATACCAGTCTTATCAGCTACACCTTTAATTGTACCAGATACAACATCTAAAGTTCCAGTAGTAACTGCAGCAACATCTGACGCCACACCACCAATAATTCCTTTAGTTCCATCAATGACTGAATCTACTGTTGAACACCCAGCTAATACCATAATTGCAAGAGCAGTAAATAACTTATACATTTTATTCCCCTATAAAGTAATTCCGACTGTGGTTTCCATTACATCCACGACTGCGATACATACCACTTGATATGTAGAACCCTCTTCCTTGTATATATTTATACACAAAAAAAGGGCCCCGAAGGACCCTTTAAGATTAACCTAATTAAAGATTAAGCACTTGCCATGATACCGTCTACTCTAAAGATTCTAAAGTATGGGTTAGCACGATCAGCACCAACGGTTCCATCAGTAGCTACGAATGGGTTTGCGACCATACCGTATCTAGTTTTGAAGCCGATTCTTGGCTGGAAGTCTTCCTCACCGATCGCTTTAACCATAGTTAAAGGAACGTATGGGCAGTAGAATACACCTGCGTCATATGGAGTAGTACCTCTGTAACCTACGCAAACGTAGTCGCCAGTTGCATATGGATCAACATATACTTTGAACTTACCGTTAAGAACACCAGCAAAAGTATTACCAGTATCGTCTACGTTAAGCTGAGTGGCAAGAGCGGGGCTGTAATCAAGCATACCAGAAGCAGCAAGTACAGAACCTACGTCAGAAGAACAGATAACATAGTTACCTTTGCCTCTACGAGTCTCTTTAGCGATAACGTTAGCTTCTCTTTCGATCTGTACGATCAAACCTTTAGCCTTCTCAGCCAACCAACGACCGTCTGAATCAGTATCCATATTGAAGATACCTTTAACAGCAGCAGAAGCCTGAAGAGCGCCTAGCTTAGCAGTACGGTTTACAGTTCTAACTACTTCTCTGTTGATTTCCGCAAGGATTTCAGAAGAAAGAATAGTAGCAAGTTCGCCTTCAGCGTCTAGACCGTGGATTGCTTTAAGATCTTGAGCAAGTTCCATAGTATATTCAGCTTTAAGAGCTCTTGACTTAGCAGTTACTGTAGCTTTCTCGATTGAGAATGCCATTTCACCGAATGAACCACCTGAACCACCAGTACCTAGAGCTTCAGAATCAGCAGTTGAAAGACCACCAGCATAATCAGAAACGATTTCACCAGCAGTTTCACCAGTTGCCAAAGAACCATCGCCATCATCAGCAGCAGATTCTAGACCAGAAGGACCAGCTTCTTGAGTAACATCAGCGCCAGAAAAAGCAGTGTTAGCTTCATCAAACAAAGCTTCAGTACCAGTCTGACCAGTGTACTTAGACTTCATAGCGAAGATTAGACCAGTAGGACCAGTCATAGGCTGAACGCCAGCAATATCATAAGCGATAAGGTTAGGCATTGCGCGTCTTACCAATGAGATAAGAACGGGATTAAAACCAGCAACGTTGGCGCCAGTTTGGTTAGCCGCAGCATCTTCCCCAAGGAAGGTGTTTGACTTAGCAACTTGCTCTTCACGTGCTGCGATTTCTTGGTTTTCCAATAGTCTTGCAGTTACTGCTGCTTTGTGACTATCTTGAATTGTTGGAACATCTGTGTGCTCGAGAACCGGGCTCCACTTTTCCATTAAGTTTTTGTCTGCATTAAACATTTAAGTTTCTCCTATTAAGACGTTTATTTTTTATAGTTTGAGATAGCTGATGTATATCTAGCCATAGATTCACTGATGTCAGCCGTAACTTCGTCAGTACCAACCAATTTTTGAGCTTCATCTACTGATTCTTGAGCTTCAGATTTGAAGTATGATTCTTTAACAACATTAACTTTCATTTCGAAAGATTCTGCTGTATCAAAATCAATATCTTCTACCAAAGATGCAAGCTTTTCAGCTTCAGTCAATGCTAGCCCAGAAGAAGCATTTCGTACAATCTCAGCTCTTTCCAAACCGGAAACAGACTCAGTGAGTGCGATATTCTCTTCAACTGATTTATTTAGAGACTCTTCCAGTTCAGCAACCTGCTCGGCTAATTCGTCGACCATGTCAACTTTACCTTCTGGAATCTCGATATAATGTTCTTTGAACACTGATTGTAGAGAAGTCATAAAGTCTTCAGCAATTTCAGTCCTAAGACCAGTTTCAACTGCTACTTTATTTTCTTCCATCCAGTTACCAACCACATAGTTAAGGTATGAATCTACCTTTTCTACTAGCTCGGACTTGATTTCAGTTACTTCTTCTTCAAGGTTTTGAACGTACTCAGACTCTAATCTCTCAATTTCTGCACTTACTTTGGACTTCAAAGCAGCTTCAAAAATAATTCCAGCTTTCGCTTGGAATCCGTCAGATAAAGTAGCTTCTTCAGCAACCAAACCATCTAAGTCCTCTTGGTAGTCAATGTGGCTAACGTCGACATCGACATCTTCCTTTGCTACTTTAGGGGCTTCAACGTCTGGAGCATTGATCACTTTATATACTTGAGCATAGATCTTCTGTGCACCTTCTTTTTTCGATTTCTTCAACATATCATTTACTGATGCCATGATAGCAGCTTTGGTTTTCGGCATTTCAACTACAGGCTCTTCGTCTTCGTCGTCTTCATCATCTGCAGACTCCTCAACTTCTTCCTCTTCGTCTTCATCCTCATCCTTAGCGTCATCACTAGCTTCTACGATTTCTTCGTCTTGAACTTGTTCGTCTTCAACGAGCTCCTCGGTAGTAAGCTCTTCAGTTTCTGATACGTCTTCGACTAAATCGTTTTGCATTTCGTCATTAGACATAATTTATTCTCCTATTAAGAATTTACAAGTTTAGAGAGGAAATTCTTAAAAGCTTTAATCTCAATATCCGACGAACGCATACCTCGAGCTTCCTTGATTTCAGTCTCAATTTTTTCAATCTCTTGTGGGCAAAGTACACCATTATTCCATACCCAATCAACACCTTCCATAATTCCATTGACAAATGCCTCTGGAGCTGAAGGGTCTTGAACGATATCTACTGTAGATAACATAAAGTCATCTTTCACATACATAGCGCCATTCTTTTGCACAAGACTTCCCATACCACGACTTGATACACCAAGCTTAACTCCGCCTTCTAACAAACCAGTTACGATATTGCCCATAGGGGTATTAAGGATTGATGCTTTTCCTATAACATTACTTCCGTCAAACCTGAGTTCGGTAATCTTATGTGAAACTTTATCTAAGTTAATGGAAGGACCTTCAGGGTGGTTTAATTCCCCAACAGCTCTTCCAGTACTTACTTGTTCTTTTACATATTTGTTAACAGCATTTTCTAAAATAGATCTCTCATAAATACGACCATTTCTATTTTTAGCGTCAGCTTGCATAAAAACACCCTCAATTACGAGAGTCTTTTTGCCATTAACTTTTTCTTCAATAACCTCTAGGTTACTGTCGTTATATTCTGCTATAAGTTTCATTTACTTATTTCCTATTGCTCCACTTTGGAGCTTTGTCTGTCTTGTAATGTTGATGCTACTTCAATCTTTTTAGCATCCATTGCGGCAGTCAACTTATCAGCCATAATACTATTAAAGTCTTTAGCTGCTTGAACGTTGTTCCCACCTTTTACATTATCAATCAAATCTGTAATACTCATTATTCTTTTTCCTTTGTATATATTTATAATAATTTAATCTTCAAGATCATCTTCATCTTCGATTTCACCAGAAGCTCTTTCAGCATCTATTTGCTTCTTAATTTCGGCGATCTCATCATCAGACTGTCTTAAAACTGTTTTACGGATCCATTCATTAGAAACATACTTTCCAACATATTCGTCCATTTGCGAAAGCATTTCAAATCTTTCTCTCATAATTTCAGCTTCTTTTAATTCACTGAAATAATTATCTTCAATAAAATCAAAAGCAATATCTTCTTTAAACTTAGCCCAATCTTCTTTAGTTACAACACCCTTTAATAAACATTGCGTTCTAAGGAGTTGTAAGAATAGATCACTAAATCTTTTTCTTAGTCTATCTAAGAATTTCTTAAATTTAACTTCATCTCTAGAGATCTCTGTGGATCTACCTAAGTTAAATCCAGACTCTTGCTCTAAACGATTAGCTGGAACGTTGAGCGACTTGTAGAGTTTCTTTTGAAAGTATATGATGTCGTCAATCTGTCCGAGATTTTCTCCTCCTGGGAGGGTCGAAATTTCTGTACCTCTACCACCTTCTCTACGCGGTAGGAAGAAGTCTTCGAGCATCGACATATGTTTACGGTCATCTTTAATATCTCCAGTACTAGCATCATAGACCAATTTATTTCTATATTGACCCATAATATTCTTCAAGTATTCTTCAGCTTTACCTTTAGGGAGGTTACCTACGTCAATATAGAAGATACGTCTTTCTGGTGCTCTACTAATTCTATAGATTACTAGAGAATCTTCCATCATTCTTAATTGATTTACTGGTTTAATAGCTTTCTGTAAGTGCGATAAAATTCTTTTACGTGATGGATCTAACATACCTGAAGTACAATACGCTATTGAATCAGGGTGAATTTTTAATCCCTGGCTATTTCCAACCATAGTTCCATCTTGAAATAAGAAGTACTCTTCTGACCTCTTAATTATATTGGCTCCAGTCTTAGGATCTTTTTCTTCTTGAATCTCTTTAATCTTTCTAAGCTTAGTTGGGTCAATATATCTTAATTCTTGTATACCCTTTTTTGGGTTTGAGTTATCAATAATAATGTGATATGGTAATCTACCATCAACATACCATTTTCTAAATATATCATGAGAGTAAGAATTAAAATGTAATAAAGATGTTATGTTTTCAAACTCTTCTTTAATAGCACCTTTAACCTTATCTGATGCCTTTAGTTCATCCATAATGATTTCAATAGGTGCTGATCTATTATCACCTACAATTGCTTCATTTACAATATCTTCAATTGCAGCATCGCATTCTGGATGCGATGCAATGTCCCTATACTTTAAAATAAGGTCAACTTCGTTTTTAGCCGAGTCACCATCAATATCAACGTACTGGCCAAAGTGACCACCGCTGTTAATGACTCCTACGCCATCTTCGTCTGTATTGGGAACAAAAGAAGGAAGATCGGGTTCCTTTCCGCCTTTTCTATTGATCTCAAAACCAAAAAGTTCTGCCATTTTTATTCTACCTCAATATTATCGGAGGGGAGTTAGTCTCCCCTCGTCTAATATTATTTATAACCTTTTAAGAAGTGGTACCAGACTCCCAATACTGAACTTGTAGCTCAACAGTAAATTCTTCAATCTGGTTTTCATTATCGTATGAAAGTTCGATTGTAGAAAGATTTGTTGGAAAACAACCTCTCATATCGTAAGTCTTAGTTACATCACCTTGCTTATTTAGCTGCTCAACAATAATATCGGCCATGTAATCTGTTGGATTACTTGCTCCAGTATTATTATTGTGTTCGCTGATACCATTCATCCATCTTTCGAAAGCGTTTCGTACTTCGAAACCAGTATCATTGATTATAGTCAATGTAACGGGTTCAAAAGTCCTATCACCAGCGAGTTGTAGTTGTCTGCCTCTGAATAATACAGGTACAGGAGCTACTACTGATGAAGGAAATTGCGCGCCTTTAATCATGAAAGAAGAAAGTTCAACATCACCTTGAGCATAAGCAGGGAAGTTACATGTTACTTTGAACATGTTAGAACGTGCTCCACCACCTACTAGCTTGGATTTAAAATCATCTACGCCTAAAATTGCCATTTTTCTTCTCCTAATTAACTACCGGCGATTTCTGAGAAATCAACTCCGGTTCGTGTTGCAATAAAGTTAAGTGTTATGAAGTTAATAGATCTTGAAGGCTTGATAAAAATATCAGCAACAAATCTATTAGCGTCAATTACTTGACCAGTGTTATTTGTAGTATCACAAATGACTCTAAAGTCTGTCATACCACGTCTACCTTTAACGTCTCTCATAAATGGTTCAAGCATATTTCTAAACTGAGCTCTTGTAAATTCGTCGTTGAATTCAAAGAGTTGAGCTTTAGCTGCAGTAGCAACTGCCTTTTCCAATACGATAAACAGTCTTCGTACATTGATTCTATCAAATGCACTAGGCTTGCTTAATAGTGTCTTATCACCAAATAACATAGTACCTTGTCCAGGGAAAGAAACGAGAGGATTAACTCTTGCTTTATAGAGAGTATCTCTATCAGCTTTCTTAGGATTGTAAGCTAGTTTAGTAACTCCGAAAAGTTGACCTCTATTAACACCAGCTGGAGAGAACCAAGCATCAGCAACATCGTCTGTGTTGGCACAAAGACCAGCACAAAGGCCAGAAGCTCCTAACCAACGGTATACATCATTATACTTATCGTATACGTATACAGCGCCAGAATCAGTAGCGGCATATGAAGTTGAAGCAAGAGTATCAGCCCATTCTTTAACATCAGCAGCAGGAGTATCGGTTCCAACTGAGTCATCGATTGGAGGAGATACAAATGCCATACAGTCTTTTCTAACATTACAGATAGCGATAAGCTTATCAGCAATTTCTTTAGCGCCATTAACATCAGGATATGCAAACAATAGGTTAACATCAATGGTTTCAGCATCAGCTAATAGATCAAATCCATTACCGATTTCGCCAGTTGTTGGTGCATTATCATCAGTACCACCGACCATTGCAGATTCAATAGGAGCAGTTCCAGTTACAAAAACTGTAGCTGAACTCTGACCAGCAAGAGATTCACCAGCATTGCTTAATGCAGTAGGATGACCTGTCCAATAAACATACTTTGATGTTCTATTGATTACTTCTTTGTAGTAGTTACTTTGTCCATCTGATTTTTTAGCGTCTGAAGCTTGAGATAAGAATTGGAATGCTTCCAAAACGGTACCTGCAGTACCACTCCATGTGCCATCTGTATCGACAACAGCAACGTGTAATTCGTCATTTGAATGTCCTAAAAGAGCTGCAGAATCCGAAGTTCCTGGAGCGCCATCGAAGCTACCTGCTTCACCAAAAGCGGCGAAAGCTGTATCATTGGCAGGACATACTGTTACTTTAAGCGAGTTACCCAGTTTACCTGGATACTTAGCAATAAAGGTTCCGTCATGTGTTAAAGAATCGTAATGATCTTCGTTTTTGACTAGTTTAGCAGTACCGTCGGTCGCGTTTAAGTGACCTGATTCTACTCGTACTACTTTAAGAGCGTTACCATACTTTAGGAATGATGCTGCTGTTAAAAAGTACTTAAATGTATCGGAATCTGGTGTTCCAAAGATGCTAGCTAATTCTGTTTCTGAACTAACCGTGCGAACTTCTTCGACTGGACCCCAATTAAAAGACCCTGCGAATCCACCAATACTGGTTGATACTGCAGGTATTACGCCCGATGCGTCAATTTCCTTGACTTGGACGCCTGGTGATACTTGAAATGCCATTGTTGTGTCCTCTCAATTTGAGTTTATTTATAAGTTTTCATAATACGGTTATATTCAATCAGTATTATTTATATAAATAATGATTCTAAGATTATTTATACTAAGCGTCTATTAAGTGGATCTGTTTCATATTCAGCTTCAAACCAAACATTACCTTCTCCATCCCCTACACCTTGTACATGATGATCACTACCATCGCTAATAATACCAAAGGGTAACATATCATCTTGAATAGCTTTTAGCTGCTCACGATATAATAAGTTTTTCATATCAATATTGGTTAATCCTTGGAATATATCTGTTGTTGTAAACCAAGCAAACATTACTAAGTTCATAACTAAATCATCGTGGTTAGGAGCCTGTGCTTCAAAAGAATTACCCCGAGCAACGAATGTACACATTTCGCCAATAGTCTCAGCATCTACAATGTGTAATTTCTTCTGTCCGATTAAGTCTTTTAATGTTGAACATCCAATTCTTTTCACTCTTCGAGTCATAGTAGCACCAATCGAGTTGGCCTTTACTTGTGATTCAACAAACATATTTTCGTATTCTAAATCGTAATATAGTCCATTACAAACTACAGCACCTTGATCATTTGATTCAACGATAATATAAGCTTCGTTATATATCATAGCGTATTTATAGCATACGTCCGGTAATAGCATTGGCGATATATTATTATCTCTAAACACCATTGCTTGTTTAAACGGATTAACTGAAGTATCGATTATATTAAACGTACTATAATCCTGCCCACGGCCTTTAGATACATCAACCATCATTATATAATTATGACCTTCTTTTGGCTTCTCGTACATAAACAAATTTTCATTAAATGTCATTGGTCTTTGAGATTTTTGAGCTAAAAGATCTCCAGCATCGATTAATGTATTACCACGCCCATGGAAGTTGTTACCAAATTCCTGATCAAACTGTAATTCAGAAGTGTTAGCAATTGTTTGAGCTTTCCAAGCATCGTCTCTTCCTGGAACATCCCACCAATCAACTCTAAACGCCTTATACTCATTCGTATATGTAGTAGCACCTTCCCAGATTCTATGATAAACATTACCAATACCATTAGCGGTCGAAGTAATAATAACCTTTGTGTCTTTACCAGATGAAACTACAGGATACGTTGATGTATAGAATTGCGCATCGTTTTCAACAAAAGCAAACTCATCTAAGAACAATAAGTTAATAGATAAACCACGAATAGAACTACCTGAAGTTGCAGAAGCAATAAGTTTTGAGTTATTTGAAAATTCAATAGAACCTTTATTTAACGCTTTACATCCAGGTTGTAAAAAGAAGGGTAGGTTCTCTAACATAAGAGTAACACGAGCTAACATTTCTCTAGCTGTAGCACCTTTGTTTGCTAATATAGCAATAGTTTTTTCTGAGTGAAAACAAGCATACCAAAGTAAATAACCAACAGCAGCAATAGATTTACCAGATTGTCGACATGCTAAAACAATAGAGAATCTATTATCATTAAAGTGATTAAACATATTTTCTTGGTATTTGTATAGATTAAATGGTACTAAACCTTCATCTAATGATATAACCTTTAAATATGTTCTAGCGAAATATGCAGGATCCATCATACATTTTCTGTATTCTTTGATTTCTACTTCGCTAAATTCTGCTTCTACGCCATCCCGTTTAACATTGGGATTGCCCATATAGCCTTCATCATTCTTTGGGCGAGACATCTATAACCTTTTCCTTCGCTTCTTTATCGGCCTTAGCGAATAGTCTTTGTAAATCAGTGGTACTACCTACAAACAAATTATTATTAGTAACTGGCTTTTTACTTGCCGATTCGCCAGCTAAATCTTGTTTATTTTTTTGAAGTGTCATAAGCTTATCAGTGACATCACCAATATCTTTAATAGCTTTAGATAATACCTCAAATGCTCTTGGATGTTCTGATTCTCTTGCAAGTTCAGCAAGGACATCTAGAGATTTTACTCCAGTATCAATAAGATCTTTGTATGTTTTTCTTGAATACTCGTAATCATCTTTGACTTCTGTTTGATCTTTAGTCAAGACCGCGGGAGGGTTCTTTTCTTTTTTCTCTGGCAAGTTCTTATTCAGGCTAGCCTGCATCTTATCTAATTTATTCATAATGTACCTATGTTATACTTACGTTAACAGTATAGTTATCATCCTCATCAGCATCAGCTGGAGTTATAGTAAAGTCCATATTCTCTAATACGTTTGCACCACCAACATCAGAGTTAAAATCAAAATTAACTTCTTTAATAATACCTTGGTTTGACGTAGGACCAAAAAACTTCATTTTCATTGTAAAGTCTAATTGATACGCTAAAACTCTTCTAGTTTGGAAATCGCCTTCATAATCGTCGTTTATAGTAACACTAGTTAATACAATTGGAACATCTTGCTTATATTGAAATCCATCTACAGGCCGAATTGAAATAGTATATTCTGGCTGAAAATACGGTAGAATCTGTTCTACGATTTGTAGTCCATCATCTTGATTCTTCGCTAAAATATGTAAAGTCATATTAATATTATATGCGACTTGTTGTTTTAACGTTTTCTTTTTAGTTGAATCAGTAGCGTGATTCTCGCTAATAACATTTCTTTTACCAAGCTTAGTAGTTGAATCTATATCCAAAGACGTAATTTCAAAAGCCATCCTAGGTAGTTTAATAGCCATTGACGCATCGCTATTAGTATTTTGATCTAATCTAGCTAAGAACTTTTGTTTAGGTCCATACGCTAAAGGAACCTTAACTTGATTAAGGACATTGCCACTACCATCTTGTCTAATAACACTAATGTCATTAAATAAAGTTCCAAAAACAGCAACAGCTTTTCGCATAGTTGCATGATAAAAATGATTACCAAACATTAGTAAGTCTCCGATGGATCACCGAATGGATTATTTTCAGAAAAGTCCAAAAATCCATCAGCATCTGCTTCAAACGCATTATTGCTTGCTCCACCATCACTTGCAAACGATGTATTATCAGCAACATCGTCAATTGATGTAATAATACATGTATTAGAAGATTTACTACCAGTTAAACCCAGTGTGGGAGATATAATAAAGTCCTTGGCCTCTGTCGAACCAGTCACACCAATATTAGAAACGCCAATAGTCGCTGCAATGTCTGAAGTTTTAGTTAAGGTTTGTATAGTTCCATAAACGCTTACGGCAGGATCAGTTGTAATTACTTGAGTTACAATTTCTCCAAGTTCAAAGTGATTACCACCAGTTAAACTTACAGTAATTGGAACTTGATATGCGTTCTTAATTTCTGTTACATCAATTTCGCCAACACCAGTATCAAAATCTTCTTCATTGTATTCAAATAGACTACAATTAAGTTTATAAACTGGTAAGTTAGATAATTGATAGAATGGTTGTTCGTGTTCAACAAACGAGATCTCAAAGAACTTATTTGTCATTGGTAAAAATATAAGATCACCTTCCATAGGTCTTATAGTTTCTACATTATTATTCCATACGCCAACTAAGTTAGTCCATTGCTTACGAGCAATAATAAATGTAGCTTCATCTCGTATTTCTAAACCAAACTTTTGGTATAGATCTCCAGACCCATCAAATCCTTCAGGATTTTCAATATAAGCTTCAATCATATATGCATCGTCAAACTTAGAAGCTTTATCTTCTCCTAAGATTGTATCTCTATCAACTATAGTTCTTGGAATATAATAGACATCTTGTCCATATATTTTAAGAGATTCTATTATTAGATCTTCGTAGACCGATTGCTCTGAAGCTACTGACTGCGAGAAATATACACTTCGTGGCATATTTTACCCCGTATAGAAGTCAACTGGTTGTTCCCAGTTTAATCTGACTTCTTCATTTAATTTTTCGATTTCTTCTTTAGCGTCTTCTAAAATTTGACGACCATTAAAGGTTACTCCACCTGGCATTACCATGCCTTCAAACTTAGAAAGGTTTACACCCCATTGTTGTTTAATTAATGCTGTAGCATATCTCTTTAAAAAATAATCATTATAGACATCAGTGTATGTATTAGGATCAAGTATTCTGTAGCATTCAACAACAATATAATCACCAACTATTACTTCCTTAGACCAGTCCATATCTATTCTTAATTGGTTTTTATGTCTATCCCAACTGAGATGTTTATCATCAGAATCCATAAGCATATCTAAGAGCGATAACCATTGTTGAGACATTTCGTATTCAACTAATGATCCCATATAACCAAGAGCCTGCATATCATTTAAATGCATTTGATATTTAACATCAAACATATTATCTGAGCTATTTCTATCTCTTAATGGAAATATTCTAACAACATCAGTTACTAAATCAGGTATAGTTAAATACCCATTAGTAATATCATCAGCCGTTACTTGGTGCTTTAGAAATACTTTTTCAATTGCATCTGCGTGATAGTGCTGATAAAACTGTAAAGCCTCATCAATTCTATCTTCTACTTGATCGTCGTCTACATTAATCTCTACAACTGGCGCACCCAATGAACGTAGGCAATATTCTATTAATGTTGTTCTGCTATTAGGCTTTGCCATTTTAAGTTTCCTTTAATCTTAAGAAATAACGCCAAGCGCCATTTTATGTTCTACACCGGCCATAACTTCTCCAACTCTAACTAATGTAGCGTCATCGTCGTAAGCGCCTTCTGAATCAAAACAAACATTAACTGAGCGTGTGTGAGTTTTTGCTGGATCATACGAATCGTCAGTAAATGTTACTTCAACGTCAGTAACGTCTACAGTAGCTTCGATTGTTTCACCTTCGTTATCCGGATCTGGCATAGACGTGGTTCTTGTTCCAGTATACGCGTCCGCAATATTATATGTAATTGCCATTTTATTTCTCCTAATAAATTTAGCTTGAGGACGATTCCTCTATATCTATTTATACAACTTATTCTTCTATTATGACCATATAGCTGCAGCTATATCCTGTATTAGCTGATCGTAGCTAGATACATCTGTAGCCACTCCATCTGTAAACTTATAAATTTTGGTAGATACAAGAGTATTATTTACAGCATCTGTAGCATCGTCTATATAAGTGTCAAACGTATTAATAGTTATGACAGGATGAGAATCGTTATCAGTCTCCTCTCTATCTGTTGACTTTGCCGGTGTAACTACAATTTCGCTAATTGCAGAAGTTTTTGATATGGCCATTTTATTTTTCTCCAGTTTCTAAAGCTTTAAGTCTTGCTTCTAATTTATTTATAATCTGTTGTTGTTCTTTCATAGCTTCAACTAATAAAGCTGTTACGTTTCCATAGTCTACACCTAAATGTTCTTCAATTAATTCACCATCATGTTCTTTTCTATTATTTTTTACTAAATCAGGAACTACTTCTTGTACTTCTTGGGCAATAAAACCAATGCTCTTCTTATCATCTTTTTTCCACTCAAAACTTACGCCTCTTAGGTTTAGTACTTTTTCTAAAGAGCCTTCAAGAAGTTGTATATTTTTCTTTAACTTTCTATCAGAACTAGTAGTAGTAGAAAATGCATATACGTTACCATCAAAGTGACCATCACCACCATTAACATTAAAGAGAATTTCACCAGAGTTATCTGTTCCACCAAACGATACATAGTCATACCCAGTCGAAGCTTCCGTGGCTTGTATCATTTTATAGCCGCCACAGTACAGTTTCCACTGGTCAGCTGCATCAAAACTCATATATGTATCTGTATCACCAGAATGAATTATTTTATTCGGTATAGTAAGATCACCGGTCATTGTGCCACCAGCGAGTGGTAGTTTATTAGTAATACTTGAATTCGAAGATGTTATAAACCCATAACTATTATTCCAGTTTGTATTACCATCTGTAATATAACCAGCGCCATTTGTTAACTGATTATTGTTTGTTGGTATAGTCGTACTATTAAATGCATTAGAACCAAATGCGTATGTTTGGTTAGTTGTCCCATTTACACTAAATGTAAGTGTATTACCCGATTTAGTAATACCATCTAAATAATAATTAGTATTAGTCGGGATTGTTGGCTTATTAGTTAAATTATTATAATTAAGGTAGTGTGAACCGTGTTGTCCATCTAATAAATCAGCATCTAGACCAGAGCCTGAACCATCTGATGTAGATGTCCAGATTTCTCTCCAGCCGGGTGAATAACCAGAGCTTTGGTTATTATATACAAACATTTTACCAGCAGACCCGCCGGTTGTTGGTGCAATACAAAGACCAGTAATATGGCCTTGAACATTGTCAGCAGAGTTATCAGTCCACCATAACCATGATGTTCCAGCAAGTTCTGTAAGTCTGCCTGCATCAGTTAAGTTACCATTACCCGCATATGACCAACTTGTTTTATGGGCAGTTAGCTTAGAATCAAATGCATTGTCACCTAGAGCTTCTGTAAGCAATGCAGAAGTTGTTGTGCTTGTGTAGTTGTCATGGCCAGTATGGCTGAAGTGGTCATAAGGAGTATAAACACCACTGTGGTTATGAGAGGCAGGTGCATAGTAACTACCATGCTGTCCATCGAGCAGATCAGCATCTAAGCCAGAACCTGATCCGTCGTTAGTTGTATTCCATATTTTTGACCAACTACCATAACTGTTATTGTTTATTTGACGGTTATATAGGTCACCCTGACTATAAAAAGAACCTGCAATCTGATGTCCATGGTTATTACCAGTATTCGTGTGACGCATATTAATATAAGAATAATATGTATTTGTCGGAGCATTATTGCCAGTACCATGGACATCATAAAATCCAGATTTTTGGTAAGGAGAGGATGTTACGGTAGGATTAGCATTATATGTTCCTGTAGCATTACCTCCATAAATAACTCTTGCCGAATCAATACCGTCTAATAACTCAGAGTCAGCGGCTTTGCCACCTATAGGTAAGTAAACACCGCTGTGGTTATGACTAGCGGGTGCATAGTATGAACCTTGTTGTCCATCAAGTAAATCTGCATCTAGACCTGAGCCAGAGCCGTCGTTGCCAGCGTGCCAGACAGCATTACCACTATCGTACAAATTGCCAGTAGCGTTAATGTCACCAAATACTTCAAACTCATAAGAGTTTCCACTATATGTTCCAATTCTTACTGTTTCTGTATAGACATTTGCAGTAGCAGAAGAAGTGTCTATGTATAAAGGAATGCCGCCACCTTTATCTTGTTTTCTAAATCTTGTTCTCCATCTTCCATCGGTGTATGATCCACCAACCTCAAAGTGCAAACCAGTTGTAGTATCTGTAGCCGCTCCAGCTGTTTGAAGAACTAGATTTCCTGATTTAGTATCATTAGCATC